TGTTAAGTTGTTGTTTGGCGGCAGCCTTAGCCGCACCCTTGATATCAGAAGCTACCTCCTTGGCGGCATTCTTAGCCGCAGCCTTCGCTTGTTTCGCGGCAGCCTTCGCGGCCATTTTTGCCATAGCACCGAAACCCATTTTTATTATATACCCATATTATTATTTAGTTGGCTTGGGCCAAATTAGGTGGGTTACCAGCAACCTGGGAAACTACGTTAGTTCCCATCTGGTTAAGAAACGCAGGAGTTGGTTTGTAGTTGCGACCACTCGAAGTGTTTACATATGTACCTCCATTCGCTCCCTGCATTATCCGACGCCCCTGAGAATCCAGGTAGTTGGTAGGTACATTAGCATTAAACTGAAGACCCCTCGCGATAGCCACCTGCTTCGCCTTCTCGAGGGCTTGGGCCTGGGCCTGTTGAACCATGGCGAGAGCCTGTTCGTGAGACCTCTGAGCCATAGCGTACCCTTGGGATTGGGCCTGCTCAGCTAGAGACTTACCGCGAGCACGAGCCATCGCAGAGTTACCATTTCTAGCATTGTTGTTCTTGGTGTTATTACCACGGTTGTTATTGGGACCCTTGGTTAAACCATTCAGTAACTTGTTACCGTTACCATTGTTAGGTTTCTTGTTATTGTTACCATTGTTGCCTCGGTTGTTGTTTCTCACGGCAACATTGGGGTTACGTGCGGCATTGTTGGGACCTTGGCCTTGGTTGTTCGAAGCCATTATTACTTTTTACTGACATTTTTATTCAACATCAAAATACGATATATCGTCTGAGCCTCCTTAAGTAATTTACCCTGTATTCTGGTAAAATCCTTAGGGTCCAAACCTAGTCTAATTTTAGCGATTTTCACTGAGTCTTCCCAGCGCTTGAGAGACATTCTTATAGTATATAGACAAAATTTTACTGCATCTTAGCAATCTTCTTCTCGTATTCTACGGTACCAGCCTTGGGCTGAAGCTTGAAACCAGACTTCTTGGGCTTGAACACCTTCACCATAGCCTTCTTCCCCTCCTTCTTCATACGAGCGAGGGCAGCCTTGCTCGCCGCCTTGGAAACAACGCGGCCATCCTTCATAATCAGATCCTTCTTGGAGAGACCACCGGGGGTCTTATCAGCGTTACCATGGAAAACTTCCGCACGGGAACCAACAGTCATTTTTATATTAAGCACGGAAAATTTTCTTGATGTCCAGAATTGAAATTTTGGCTGACGTCCTGTTTACAGGAATTTGAGTTTTAACCCGATCATCATTAAGAACCTCTGAACAGACCAAAGATTTATGGCCTTGTAAAGCCATCATTTCTTCCTCCACACTGATGAAACGCGAACATTCCTTGTATACCAACTTCTTTACATACACAGATTTGGTCTGACCGGTACGATGACTTCTACCAATCGCCTGAAGTTCGGTCGCTGGGTTCCAAGCGGGTGCCGTGATGTAGACACGCGTCGCTTCTTGAAGATTGAGACCTTGGCCACCACTCTTAATCTGGATGATAAAGACGGCACCGGATTCAATCTTCTTAAATCCATTGATCTGCCTGACCCTTTCCTCCTTTGGAACTGACCCATCAATCCTAAAAACTGGGCAGTCAAGTTGAGACTGAATATAATTCATCTCACCCCTGAACTGACAGAAAATGAGAGACTTCTCAGTTGGGTGTTCTTTCAGTAGTCTGAAGAGGGTCTCCATCTTGTTTGACCGACCCTTCCATTTTGTGGGTACAGTCTCATTCTGTTTGGCAACTCCGTTCAGATACATCTGTGGCCAAATCATGCACTGCCTAGCACGAAGAAGACATTCCAAAATGATCATGTTCTTGGAGTTGAGACTTTGAGCGTGCCTGAAAGCCTCTTGGATGGTTTCCTGTGCTTCCAAAAAGACACACTCGTAGAGTGACTTTTCCTCTGGTAACATTTCAAGTTCCACATTCTCAAAATAACAAGGTGGAAGAGTCAAACGTTCATTGATCTTTGACAGATCTTCTTTCGTTCTACGGAGGATGTAAATATCTTTGATCTCTTTGGTTCTCCCTTGAACAAAGTTTTTGGGAATACCCAAAAATGTACAAAGAGTTACAAAATCCTCCATAGAATTGAAAACTGGTGTACCAGTGACAAGCCACTTGATATCAGTCTTGAGAGTACAGACACTTTTGAACGTCTTAGAAGACTTGTTTCTGATTTCATGTGCTTCGTCAAGAATTACACGATCCCAAAAAAGGCGATGAAGTGGAGTTGCCTCATTCTTCCTAGATGACACCAAAGTGTAGGGTGTAATCGTTACATCCGCGTCACAGTCCAATTTTCGATCGGGTCCATCAAAAACCGCGACTCTCAATTTGGGTGCGAAGCGGTTAATCTCTTCAACCCATTGGGTGATAATAGATTTGGGTACGACGATCAAAGTGCGATCTCGTGTATTTGCAAGTATGGTCGAAATCAACTGCACAGTCTTACCCAGACCCATTTCGTCACATAAGAATCCTCCTTTAGGTCCAGATGTTTGAGCTTCCATCTCAAGCATCCATTTGACACCATCTCTTTGATAAGGCGCAAAGAGGCGTCCGTTAAATCCTTCAATCTTCATGGAAAAAGTCTTCTTCGGGGTGAGCTTCAATCTCACAAGGTAGTGGTTCAACTTGTTTTTTCTTTCGAGTCTTCTTCAACTTAGGTGGTGGAAGTTCGTCTATGTGTTCTCTAAAATAGAGAACTTTGTCCCAAAATTCTCGCATGACTGGGAGGTAAGTCTTCCACCATTCACGATCACGGGGAACGTTAACCACGTCAAACTCCTCCGGCTTTGGCCAATTGGTAGCTGCGGGTTTGTACTGGATAAAATCCGCTGATTCTAGATCAAGGATCTCCATACAAAGTTGAAGCTGTGGCATGTAATGTTCAGGTACCTCTCCAGGGATGATTGCCCTCTGAGGAGGACACTTGATCTCGACCAATTTTCCAGATTCGGTTACACCGTCAGGACTTCCACCAAGCCAGCTTTCAACTGGGTGGGGACAGAGACCGAGTTCGTGTACAACCTCCCCGTGTCGTTCTTCATATAAGATACGTGCCTCATCCTCATATAACTCACCGTGACGAGTGGCTGCGTTACCAGTGAACTTTTCACCAAGGCCACACTTCTTAAGAAGAAGACCTTCAGGTGTTTCATATTTATTTTTACCTATAGCTGTGGCGGCATCTGATGCAGTCAACATTTTACCACGGAGAGCAAGCCACTCTTCCGATTTCTGTGCCGCATATTCTCGGTCTAACGCTGCTTTAACATTCGGGTGCATATTAGATAGTTAATTTCTATATTTTTTAAGCTGTTCGAAGAATAACTTAGCTGCGTTTTGCTCAGCTTGCTTCTTACTTTTTGCTGCACCTCTACTCATAAATTGACCGTTTACATAGATGTCAATGTAAAAAATCCCCTCGTGATGTCCAGACACGCGATATTCAGGAAGTTGCCAGTTATTGAGCTGACAATAGCGCATCAGATGATCTTTGAAATTGTCGTCAATCATAATCAGATTCAGATCAATATATTTAGGGTCATTGTAAATTCTTAGAACAAACTCCTTTGCGTGGAGGAGTCCCAGATCCATGTAGAGAGCCCCGATGAGGGCTTCAAAAACATCCTCCAAAATCTTTGGGTTATTATTCCAACCGTTGCGCATACCCTTTTCGTCCATTACGACCATCTTTTCTAGACCAAGAATCTTGGCTATATTTGCCAGCGTTTCACCACGAACCAACTTCGTACGAGCTTTTGTCAGGAAACCCTCTTGTTTACTTTCATATTGATCAAATAGGAATTTAGTGATGACAAACCCTAGTACAGAGTCACCAATAAATTCTAAAGTTTCAAATGATTCGTTTAGTTGTTCATACTCCTTGAGAGCAGATTTATGTGTAAAAGCCTTTTGGTACAAATCAAGATTTTTGATCTTTGTACCAACAAGTTGTTCAATTTGAGGTTTAGTAACGAAAGTTACCATGATTTATTAGTATATGTTTTTATTTTTTAAGCCTTCTTAATGTAGTGAGGGGAGAGGTACTTCTGGAGGTTAAGGTACGTCACAACAACATCCGCGGGAGGCGCGAGAAGATCGCGAAGCTTATCGTCAAGAATGATCTGGCGACCGTTCTCGGGGTGCTTGAGACCCTTGTCAATGATGTACTTGTTAACAAACTTGGTAACCTCGGAGCGAGAGATGAGCTCAGCTTCAGGAAGCGCCAAGAACTCACGCAACTTAGGTGTAATTTCCTGCTTTCGGTTGAAACCGTTGTTCGCGGCACGAGCCTTAGCCTTCTCACCGGTGGGATCATCCTGGACGCTCTTCACCTTACGAACGAGCTTAACGAGAGACTTGACATCAGCACGGAGAGCGGCAATTTCAGTTTGAATGGTTTCGAGAGACATTATATTTTATCTAGGTGGTTAATCTTTAAGTCAGAGAAGTAGTAGGAAAATACAACCCAAAATTACGGCCAAATACATTAAGACCTTTATCTCCATTTGATTGAGTTCCTTTCCAGTTTTTTTGGGACGCGGACGTTTGATTATCCTAAATGGTTGTTTAGGTATCTTACCAGGGCATCCACCAGCACAGCAACCCTTTGGGCATGGAATGACATGAGGCCCCTTCCGTACACCACAAAATTGTTCCTTCTTAGGATTTCTCACATCATCATAGGCGTAGCACCTACATTCTTCGATCACGTTACAGACCATATTATTATATCCCAATATATTAATGGATGAGAAAAGTTACTCGAAGAGTGCCATTGAAAAGTTTATGAATGAAAATTTACTTTTCAAAGATGCAAAGTTGAAAAAATATTTTGACAGGAACGAACAGAGAGATCTGGGGAAATTCCGACAGCGTCTGCGTGACAAATTTTCTGAAAAAAGTTTGGAGAAAATGGTTTACGTATTGGTAACAGACTCCATTCGAGACATAATACTTGACACCATTGGAAATCTTACCCAAAGTCTGAAATCCTCTGGTGATCTCATTGTGAGTGGTGGTGAGGCGTTTAATTATTATGTAGATTTCAATGACCGTATAGTCACTACAGATATTGACGCGAAGTTTGTTCCTTTCATGAAAACAAATACCAAGTACTTTGGTAAACTTCAAGCTCTCAAACTACTCTTGTGGGATATGTTGGGTAAACATGCGAAAAATCTAAACGTACGAATCAAAAAGCGTATTATGTCATTCCAAGAAAAGCATAGTAAATTGTTCAAGTTCATGGGTATTGGATTCAGTAAAACTGGTCCATATGTAACTAGACGGTACACTTTGATTAAGAAGAAGAAAGGTGGATCTACAAATAAACCTTCCAAAAGTGATGTGTTTATAGATGTAGAGCTGTTCGCATTGGATTTGAATATACGTTTCTTTTCACCAGCGACTGGTAGAATTCAAGAACAGAATATAGGTGGTATTCTAGACATACCTTTCATGCGACCAAATGAGTTTGGGTATGAAGTTGCCCAAACTAAGCGTAGGGGTATTATTTACAGAGACGCACTCACAGGTAAGATGATCAATAACCAAAAGCTCTACATCGCTAGTAAAGAATTCCTCATTGAAGATATTTACCTGATGCAGAAGTTAAGATTGAGACCAGAAAAGAAGGGTAAAGATCGCCTTCGTTTAATAAGACTCGCTAGAATATTTGATAAGAGAGTTACCGCTGCAGATTCCATGGAGTCAGCATTCAAGAAGGTTCGTGGTAAGATAGTAACTAAAACGACGACCTCTGTGGCAAAACACAGGAATGTGAATGTTCGAAAAGCGAAAAAGGTGGATCCACGTAAGTACTCCAAATTCACTACGGAACCTTCAAAGGAGCGCTTATCTAAACAACTTGTTCATGGTCTAAAACCGGTAAACAATAAGATGAATGTGGAAGGTTTCGAGAAGACACATGGTAATAAACGTTTTAATTTGAAGAACCTAAAATGGAAGAATAACAAAAATAACGCTTACGTTAAAAATGAATTTCCATTAAGACCTATCCAGGCCAAGACCTTACCAAAAAATATCAATACTTCCAAGACGTTGTATGGTTACAAGGCCAACCGAGACAATTGGATAAACAAACGAGTTTTAAATGACGCTGCCGCTATACCTTTTATTGGGTTAAAGAAGTGAAACATAATTATACCATAATGTTTTATAACGCTCCAGCCAGAGGCGACGATGGCCTTTACTTTGTTAAGGCTTGCAACGACGAAAAGCGCAAATGCCTCGTTCAACTGAATGGTGTGACCGTATCTGAAGTCTCAGGGGAAATGATTTTTGATCTGAATTCTGAGGTAAATACCAAAAAGGTAACCGACATCGAAAATATGAACCTTTCCGCCGCACACGAGAACTGTGTTGAATGGTTTGGTAAGCAGCTTTCTGAGCGTGTTATCAACGGCGCCCACAGCAGCGTTATGAATGGTGGACAGATGACCGTAGACGTCATAACCGAACCACCCATCCGTGTTTTCAATACCAACAAGGAACCTGTTGAATTTGAGAATGTCCAGCCCGAAAAGACTTGTGATGTACTTGTTGAGTTCGCAGGTTTATGGTTCGCCAAAAAGGCTTTCGGTGGACATTGGAATGTTGTCCAGGTTCGCCTTCACGACGACCCAGTCAAGGATGAACCAGTAACCGATGTTTACCCAGACGAGTATGCATTCGTCGATGAGCCCGAGCCTGAGCCTGAGCCCGAGCCTGAGCCCG